GGTAGGAAAGACCCGACGCGGCCCAAAATTTTCAGTTTTTCACGGAAGAAGGTGAGGAGATGGCGAACAAACAGCCGACTTATGAGGACCTGGTGAAACTTGCGCAGAAGTACTGCGTGGACGACAACGAGGTCTTCATGAGCGCGTGCGTGCGGTACTCGCAGACCGCGGAGATGATCGAACAGATGCGCGCGGAGGTCGAGCGGACCGGCGTGATGGTACCGAGGGTCAATGTGAGGGGCGACACGAACCTGGACGCCAACCCCTTGCTGACTCAGCTGGCGAAGTTCACGGACACGGCCAACAAGACGCTGGCGCTTATGCTGGACATCATCAACCGGCTCGGGCACGAGGCCGACGAGCAGCTGGGTGGGTTTGATTGTGAGTGACGGCGGCGAGCGAAGCGGCGAGAACGCGATCCTGACCTATTACCAGCAGATCAAAGACGGCTCGGTGACCGTGGGCAAGTGGATCCGCACGTGGTACGAGATCGTGGTCCACGGGCTGGAGGAGCGGCGCTGGTTCTTCGACCAGAAAAAAGCCGCCAAGGTGATCAACTTCATCGAGCGCTACTGCCACCACCACGAGGGGCCGCTGGCGCCGGGGCTGGTCAAGCTGGAGCTCTGGCAGCGGGCTTTCATCTCGGTTGTGTACGGCATCGTGGACGAGCGGGGCCGAAGGCAGTTCCGTGAGGTCGTGCTGGTGATCGCCAGGAAGCAGGGCAAGACGGCGATGATGAGCCACCTGGGCTGTCATCACCTGTTTGTGGACGGCGGCTATGGGAATCACGTCTACTCCTGCGCGACGAAATTGGACCAGGCGCGGCTGTGCTATGAGGGGATCTACCAGACGATCCGCAAAGAGCCCACCATGGACCGGCTGACCCGGCGCCGGCGGACGGACCTGTACATCCAGGCGAACAACGCCAGCGCCAAGCCGCTGGCATTCAGCGCGAAGAAGTCCGACGGCCTGAACATCAGCATGGGCATCCTGGACGAGTTCGCGGCCTTTGAGGGTGAGCCCGGCCTGCGGCAGGCCGAGGTGGTGAAGAGCTCCCAGGGCGCCTGGGAGGAGCCGTTGCTTTTCTACACCTCCACGGCCAACTTCGTCCAGGGCGGCCTGTACGACGAGGTCATGCGGCGGTGCACCGCGGTGCTGAACGGCACCAGCAAGGAGACGCGGCTGGCCCCATTCCTCTACATGATCGACGATGTGGAGAAGTGGAACGACATCAACGAGCTGCGAAAGTCCATGCCCAACCTGGGCGTGAGCGTCTCGGTGGACTACATCCTGGAGGAGATCGCGGTGGCCGAGGGCTCGCTCTCAAAGAAGAGCGAGTTCTTGACCAAGTATTGCAACATCCAACAGAACGCCAGCCTGGCGTGGCTGCCGGCGGAGACCATCCGCAAGGCTTTCGGGTGGCACTACACCCTGGAGGACTTCCGGGACTCCTACGCCCTGGGCGGCATTGACCTGTCGCAGACCACCGACCTGACGGCCTGCTGTGTGCTGATTGAGCGCGACGGCGTGATCTGGACCTTCTGCCACTTCTTCATGCCGCGGGAGAAGCTGGGGGAGGCCACCGCGCGGGACGGTATCCCGTACGGGATTATGGTGGAGCGTGGGCTGCTGACCCTGAGCGGGGAGCAGTTCGTGGACTACCGCGACTGCTACCGGTGGTTTACGGCGCTGATCGAGCAGTACCAGATCTATCCGCTGTTTGTGGGCTACGACCGGTACAGCGCGCAGTACCTCGTCCAGGAGATGGAGCAGTACGGCTTCCATATGGACAGCGTTTACCAGGGCTACAACCTGACCGGGGTGGAGGACACCTTTGAGGGGATGCTGCGCGGCGGACAGATCCGGTGCGCCAACGACAACGACCTGCTGGCCATCCACCTGATGGACGCGGCGCAGCAGATTGAGAGCTGCACCAGCGCGCACCCGCGCAAGAAGCTGGTGAAGATCAACAAGAATGCCCACGTGGACGGCGTGGCCGCGATCCTGGACGCGATGTGCATGAGGGCGAACCACTGGGCGGAGGCGGGCGAGCAGCTCGCAAACAAGAGGGGGTGACAGAGCATGGGCATCTTCGAGAAAATCTTCGGGAAACGGGAGCCCGTGCGGGCCGGCGGCTATGACGTTTTCCGGCTGCTGGACGGGTATACCCCGTCTTTCCGCACCTGGTCGGGCTCCATCTTTGAGAGCGACCTGATCCGGGCGGCGCTGGACGCCCACGGGCGGCACGCGGCGAAGCTGCAGCCGAACGTTGTAGGCGCCGCACAGCGCGGGCTTCAATCCAAGCTGGCCGTACAGCCGAACGAGTTCCAGACCTGGCCGCAGTTCCTCTACCGTGTGGCGGTGACGCTGTACGCGAAGAATACGGCCTTCCTGGTGCCGGTGCTGGGGATCTACGGCGAGGCCGTGGGCGTGATCGGCATCGTGCCGGACAGCTGGGAGCTGGTGCAGAACTCCGCCGGCGTGCCTTTTGTCCGGTTCAAGTTCAAGGACCAGAAGGCCAGCGCGATGGAGCTGAGCCGCGTCGGAATCCTGACCCGGTTCCAGATGGACTCTGAGCTCTTCGGCGAGGACAACCGGGCGCTGCGGCCTGTGCTTGACCTGATCGAAATGCAGCGGCAGGGCATCCAGGAGGGCATCAAGAACAGCGCCACCTTCCGGTTCATGGCCACGGCCACCAACTGGAGCCGGGACGAGGATCTGGCGCGGGAGCGGAAGCGCTTCGACGCCAACAACTTCTCCGGGCGGGGCGGCGGCCTCCTGCTCTGGCCGAACACGTACAAGGACATCACCCAGGTCAAGCAGGACGGCTACAAGGTGGACGCCGAGCAGCTGCGGATCATCCGGGAGAACGTGTTCATGTACTTCGGCGTCAACGAGGACATCATCGAAAACAAGTCCTTCGGCGACGCCTGGCTGGCCTTCTATGAGGGCGCGGTGGAGTGGCTGGCGGTTCAGCTCTCTGAGGTCATGACGCGGATGCTGTTCTCCACGCGGGAGCGGCAGATGGGCAACCGGATCTGGTTCACCTCGAACCGGCTGCAGTACATGTCCAACGCGGACAAGATGAACGCCATCAGCCAGATGGCCGACCGCGGCCTGATGACCCGCAACGAGCTGCGGGAGATCCTGAACCTGGCGCCGCTGCCTGAACCCTACGGCTCGCAGATTCCGGCGCGGGGTGAGTACTATAACGTGAACGAAGCACCAGGAGGTGAGCAGGATGGCGAGCAACCCGAACCGGGAGATCCGGATGATGCAGCTGACGCTTCGGACGGCTGAAGGTCAGGAGCCCGACTACATCGTTGAGGGATACGCCTCCACCTTTGACGAGTACACGCTTTTCAGCGTGGATGGCGTCGACTATAACGAGCGGATTGACCCGCACGCCTTCGACGAGGCCGACATGACCGACGTGGTCTTCCGCGTGGATCATGAGGGCCCGGTCTATGCCAGGAGCAGCGCCGGCACGGTAAAGATCAACACCGACGAGCACGGCCTGCACCAGGTGACAGACCTGAGCCGGACGGCCAGATCCCGCGCGATCTACGACGAGATCGCCGCGGGGAACTATCCCCAGATGTCTTTCGCCTTCACCGTGGCCGAGGACCACGTGGAGCGCGGAACACATACGCGCGTCATTGACCGTATCGCGAAGGTCTATGACGTGAGCCCGGTCTGCTTCCCTGCGAACCCGAACACATTCCTGACGGCCAGATCCCTGATCGACGGAGCGATCGAACAGGAGCGAGCGGAGAGACTCGAGGCCGAACGGCGTGAGGCGCAGCGGGAGAGGATCAGAAACCTGCTGGAGGTGTCACAATGACACATGAAGAGATCGAAGCCCGCAAGGCGCAGATCGCGGAGCTGATGAATCAGCCCGACGCCGATCTGGACGCGCTTGAGGCCGAAGCCCGCGCCCTGAACGCTCAGGACGAGGAGCTCCGCAACGCGGCAGCCGCGGCCGAGGAACAGCGGCAGCAGATCGCCCAGGGCACTGCCCCGGTGCAGATCATCGAACAGACCGAACAGGAGGAAACCAGAATGACCTATGCCATCGATACCAAGGAATATCGCGACGCCTGGCTGGCCGCGATGCAGGGCAAGCAGGTGACCGCTGAGGAGCGCACCGCCCTGGCCAATGGCAACTACGCCATCCCCACCGAGACCGTCAACAAGATCTACGGCAAGCTGGAGCTCTACCCCATCGTCAACGCCGTGACCCTGATGCACATCCCGAGCTTCGTGGAGATCCCCGTGGAGGGCACCGTGAACGCCGCCGCCGTGGTGGCCATGGGCACCGCCGCGAACGATTCCGCAGACGCGCTGGCCCATGTGAGCCTGGGCGCCTACAAGCTCATCAAGACCGTGGAGATCACCGCCGACGTGGCCGCCATGGCTGTGCCTGCCTTCGAGGATTGGCTGGTTGACCGCCTCGCCAACAAGATCTTCCGGCTGATCGCCACCAAGATCGCTGCCGGCACCGGCACCAACGAGCCCACCGGCCTGGCGACCATCACCGGCTCCGGCACCTACACCAAGGCCGCCATGACCTACACCGACCTGATGACGATCATCGCCGCCCTGCCCACCGAGTACAACCCGGGCGCCAGCTTCGTGATGAGCCGCGCCACCTTCTTCGGCAACGTGCTGAACATCCAGACCACCCAGAAGCAGCCCGTGGTGGTTGCCGATCCTCAGGCCCCGGCCAAGTTCAACATCCTCGGCTATCCGGTCATCCTGGAGGATGGCGTGGGCACCGACGTGATCTTCGGCGACCTGAAGGAGGGCTACGTCTTCAACCTGGCCAAGGACGTGGCGGTTGACCGCGACGAGTCCGTCGGCTTCCGTGCCGGCAGCGTCGTCTTCCGCGGCATGGCCCTCGGCGATGGCAAGCCCACCGGCGTCGGCATCGTCCGCTACACCAAGGCGGCTTCCTGATCGGCTGACTAACCACAGGGCGGGGGGATCTTCCTCCCGCCCTTTCCATTGAGGTGAGAGCATGCTTGACAAAGCAAAAATGGCGCTGCGGCTGACAACCAGCGCATACGACGACGAGCTGACCGACCTGATCCAGGCGGCCCTGCTTGATCTCGGGATTGCCGGGGTGCTGACCGAGGAGCCGGACGAGCTTGTCCAGCGCGCGGTGCTCACCTATGTGCGGATGCACTTCGGCAAGCCGGATGACTACGACCGGCTGGCGGCCTCCTACGACGCTCAGAAAGGCGCCCTGCAGATCGCGACCGGTTACACGGACTGGGGGGGATGCTGAGTGATCAGGTCCTCCACCGTGACCCTGCTCGCAGGTGTTCCGGAGCCCCGGGGCGTGTTTCAGACGCCGGCAGAGACCGGGCGCGAGGTGTACTGCGACGTGCAGAGCGTCGGCATGCGCGAGGTCTATGAGGCGATGACCCACGGGCACCGACCGGAGTGGACGCTGGTGCTCAGTGACTACAGCGAGTACCAGGGCGAGCGGGTCTGCGCCTTTGAGGGCACCCGCTACCGGATCATCCGCACATATGTGCGGAGCGACTTCGCCATTGAGCTGACGCTGGAGAGAGAGGAGGGGCCGGCATGAGTGAACACATGACGACCTTCTCCGAGCTCCTGGAGGCGCTCAACGCCACCGGCATCCCCTTCACGGCCTTCGCATGGGCTACGCCTCCGGGCGACGTCTCGGACGCCTGGGGCGTGATCGCCATCGATGGCGGCCAGAGCCTGGCCGGGGACGACACCCACGCGGAGGAGGTGCTGGAGGGCACCATCGACCTGTTTACCCGGCGGCTGGCGGCGGACGATATGCGGGCCGTCGCGGGCTGTCTGAAGGGGCTGGACGTGTGCTACCGCCTGAACTCCGTGCAGTATGAGCAGGACACCAGGCTGATCCACTACGAGTGGGTGTGGCAGAGCGCGGCCCCGGCAAAATTTGAATGAGGAGAGTGACACAATGGCTGCGGTGGGTATGAAGTACCTGACGTTCGCGCCGATCTCTGCGGAGACCGCCTACAGCGCGATCACCTACGGCACCGGTATGGTCGCTGAGCACGCGATCAGCGGCAACATCACCTACAACTACGACGAGCAGAGCCTCTATGGCGACGACAAGCTCGCCGAGTACTACAAGGGCCTCACCGGCTACGACATCGAGCTCGGCCTGACTGAGCTGGACGACGCGCTGGTGGTGCTCCTGGGCATCGAGCGCGCGGCGACGGCCTCCAGCGCCACGACCTATCACATGGTGGACGACAACCAGATCGCCGTGGGCGTGGGCTTCATGCAGACGCTGATCGTCAATGGGCAGAAGTCCTACGTGGGCTACTGGTTCCACAAGGTGAGCTTCACCATCAACAGCGAGACCGCCCAGACCAAGGGCGAGACTGTTGAGTGGCAGACGCCCACCCTGAACGGCAAGGGCTGGGGCGTGGAGCTGGACGCCACCAACGGCGTGCAGTACCGTGAGCGGCAGGTCTTCACGACCGAGGCCGCGGCGCTGGCCTGGCTGAAGGGCAAGGCGGGCGTGACGCCCTGATAATCGCACCGGGGAGGGTGGCAACGCCCTCCCCGACTTTTGCACAAGGGGGAGAAACTTGTGAGCGAAGTGAACATGGAAAAGCAGCGCCCGGAGATTGAGATCGGCGGCGAGAAGCGCCGGCTGGAGATGACCATGGGCGCGCTGGCGGACTTGGAGGAGGGCGGCTACAGCGATGTGCGCGGCCTCCTGGACGACGTTACGGCGGGCGGAAAGACGGCCCCGCTGCTCTATCTGGCCTGGGTGCTCCTGCGGGAAGGTGCGGAGCCCGGGCAGAAGGACATCAGCATCGACGACCTGCGGCGGCTCCCGCCGAGGATGCGCATCCCGCTGGTGGTGGCCTGCGTGGCTGCCATGCGGGAGGGCTTCCAGATGGAGAGCGGGAACGAAGGCACCCGTGATCCGGTGCTGGAGGAGATCGAAAAAAAAGACGAGCCGGACGCCTGACCTATCGGAAGGCGGTGGCGTATGGGCTGATCGCCGGCTTGCAGTTCAACCAGATCCAACGGATGCGCCCCGGGATGGTGCTGGATCTGTATGTCTACCGGCAGCGGTACGACGACGAACAGCACCAGCTGCGGCGCGGGAATAACATTTTGACCAACTGACAACCCTGAGGAGGTGAGCGCGTGGCCAAGGGCTTCGTTGTAGGCCTGGATGAAGAGGTCGCGCGCCTGGAGGCTGTGGGCGACGCGGCCCGGGCGGTGGTCACCGCTGCGCTGTACGACGGCGCTGGTGTGATCGCCGCAGCGGTGGCGGCTTCGGCCCAGAACCTCCCGACGGACACAAACCCCGGGCACCCGTTCAACGCACCGCTGGCAGCCATTACGCCGGAGGATGCCGCCGATCTTGCCGCCGGCGTGGGCATTGCCCGCTTTGACGACACCGACGACGGCAGAAGCACCTCCGTCAGCATTGAAGGCTATACCCGGCGGACGGAAAAGGGATTCCCGAACGGCGTGCCGCTCCCGATGATCGCCAGGTCGCTGGAGAGCGGCAGCAGTGTCCGCCAGAAGAACCCATTCATCCGGCGCGCTGTAAACAGCGCAAAAGCCGCCTGCGAGGCCGCCATGGTCGCCGCGGGTGAGCGAATCATTCAGCAGGTCGCCGGGGAGGAGTGAACTGCGTGGCAACCATCAAAACACAACTCGAGGCTTCCGGCGTATCGAAGTTTCAGCAGCAGATGCGGCAGGCGTCCGGGGCCGTCAAGGCCATGGGCGCGGAGCTGAAGGTCGCAGAGGCCGCATATCAGCAGACCGGCGACCAGGCCGCCTTCCTGGCGGAGAAGTCCAGCATCCTGAAGCAGCAGCTGGAAGAGCAGAAGAAGGCTGTCAGCGCGGCCGAGAAGGCGCTGGAGCAGGTCAAGAAGCAATACGGCGAGAACAGCACCCAGGCCAACGCCTGGCGCACGAAGCTGGCGCAAGCCAGGGCGACGCTGATCCAGACGGAGACGGCGATCAAGAACACAGACTCGGCGATGGACGCCCTGGGCAAGACCGACGTGTCCGGGGTGGCCGATGATCTGGCGCAGGTGGACAAGAAAGCCCAGGGCGCCAAGGAGTCCGCGGATGACCTGGGCACATCCGTGGGCGGCATCGCTGACAAGCTGGACGTGCAGGCGATCACCGGGGCCATCGACAAGATCACCAGCGGCTTCGACCGGGTGATCCAGAAGGCCGCGCAGATGGGCAAGGCTATCTGGGACGCCTCCACCGACGCGGCGGACTGGGCAGATAACACCCGGGACGCGGCGACGGCGGCCCACATGAGCACAACCGAGTATCAGCAGCTGGGCTATGCTGCGCAGTTCTTTGGCACCTCCGTGGAGGACCTGACCAAATCGCAGGGCCGGATGAGCAAGGCCATGGCGTCCGCCGACGACGAGGTGATCCAGGTCGGCGACAACATGGTGAACACCATGGCGTGGGTCGAGGACGGCATGGGCGGATACATCCGCAAGAAGCGCAGCTGGTCCGACGTCCTCCTGGATACCCTGGATGCCCTGGGCGGGATTGAGGACGCCAGCGAACGGGATGCCATTGCAATGGAGCTCTTCGGCAAGTCCTATGCTGACCTCAACGGCATTATCGCCGGCGGCACGGACGAGTTCCGCAAGCGGATGCACGAGGCGCCGGTGGTGTCCGAGGATACGGTGAACAACCTGGCGGACACGGCCGACAAGGTCAAGGACATGAACAGCCGGCTGGAGACGCTGAAGCTGGAGCTGCTCAACGCACTCTCCCCGTCCATCAGTACGATCGCCGAGGCTGTGAGCTCCCTGGCCAAAAGCCTGACCGAGTTCGTCCAGAGCGAAGAGGGCCAAAAGCTGCTGGCCCAGCTGGGCGAGAGCATTGAAAACATTGTCACGAACCTGACCACCACCGACTTTACGGGCGTTGTCGAAGCGGCCAAGAACGTGCTGACGGACCTGAACGGCGCCTTTGACTGGCTCAGCAAGAACAGCGGCGGCGTGGTGACGGCCATCGCACTGATCGCCGGCGCGGTGGGTGCGCTGAAGGTCGCCTCCACCGGCCTGACTCTTGCGCAGGGGCTCAACTCCCTGCGGGATCTGGTGGCCCGGAAGGGCCTGCCCACGGGCGGAAACGGCGGGACACCCACCACGACGCCCACGACGCCAACGACACCCACGACGGCTCCCGCCATCGGGCCCGCGACCGGTGCGCCCGGACTCACCTGGGGCACCTTCGCAATGGACGCCCTGAAGTTCGTCGGGATGGACGCCGCGGTGATCGCTGTCGCGTCTGCGCCTGCCGTGATGGCGCATAATTGGAACCTTGCGAACACCGCTTCGCGGATCGACGCAGTGATTCAGCAGGCAAACACCGACGCGGTGAAGCTCGGCGAGGAGGCCTCGGACTTCTCCGAGGTAATCGGGATCGCCACCAGCGCCCTGGGCATCGACCCGAATGACAAGGACTGGCTCGGCCAGATCAAGCTCGGCGACCCTGCCAAGGTGGACAAGGGCCTGAAGGCCCTGCAGCCTTACGCGGAGTTCCTGTCTACCATCCTGGACGCCGGCCACATGGAGGAGCTGCAGAAGTACTGGAACGGCACCAGCGAGCTGGACCCCTTCCAGGTGACGCAGCTGCTCGAGGACGTGATGACCACCACCAGCACCGAGATGACAAACGCGGCCAACGCCGTCGACGCTTCCGCCCCCGCGGTGGGCGGTGCGGCGTCCGCTCTGGTGGCCTCGGCCATCAGTATGCTCAACGGAGCGACGGCGGCCCTGAGCAGCGGTGCCGGCAGCTTCGGCAACGGCGGCGGATCGCTGTCCGCCATCAGCAACCTGTACATCGGCAACTACAATCAAAATGGCGGCGGCGATGTCAACGCCCTGGCCGGCGCGATGGCGCAGGCTCAAGCGCAGCTGCGCAGGGGCTTCGGCGCGCGCAAGTAACACAAGGAGGTGACCGCCATGGCAGAACCCTGGTTTCTCTGGAACGGGCGCGACTCGCGCGAGATGGGCGTGATCGTCACGGGCATCCCTCCTGTGGTGTACCCCGCCGAGCGCGTGGAGGAGGCCAAGATACCCGGCCGCCCAGGCTCCATCCTCCTGCCGGACGGCGAGGGCGTATTCGACGGCTATTACAAGGCCGTGACCATCGCCAACCGGCGCGTGATGGATCACCGGGAGATCGCCGCGTGGCTTCGTGGCAGCGGCAAGCTGGTGCTCTCCTCCGAGCCGAACTTCTGCTACGACGCCCGGGTGATCAAAGAGGCCCAGGCCACCCGGATCTTCAAGAACGTCTACGAAGGCAGCGTGGCCTTCTTCGTCCAGCCCCTGAAAGAAGAGTACCCGCCGGAGCCGGTGACGGCGATCACCGCCAGCGGGGACGGGAGCACCACGATCCTGGGACGCGGGGACGTGCCGGCGCGGCCGAAGTACCGCGTGGAGGGCACGGGGACCATCGTGCTCACCGTTGGCGACGGCTCCGAGACGGGCACGGGCTCCGTGCTCAGCGTGGCGCTGGAGGAGGGCATGGACGGCTTCGTGGTGGACACGGACGCGGCCATGGTCACCAGCCTGGACGGCTCGGAGAACCTCTGCAGCCTGTGCGAACTGTTCTACAACGGCTTCCGGGGAATGTGGCTGCCGTCCGGGGAGACCACCACGATCAGCTGGACCGGGGCCGTCACCTCGGTGAGCATTGACCCGCGCTGGAGGTGGCTGTAATGAGCCAGACCGTGCAGAAGGCCATCGCCGTGGAAGACGTGGATGTGGTCAGCACCTGGAAGAAGAACAGCAGCGGCCAGGTCTACAACGTCACCAAGGGCACGACCTACCGCTCCGTGACGGTGCCGCTGCCGGATGATGCGACCATCACCGGGGCGAGCCTGACCGTCACCACCAACGACGCGGTGGGCGGCGCGGAGATTCTCCGGGTCAACGGCCACGACCTGGAGTATTACGACACCACGGTGGTGGACCTGACCGGGGAGATCGTCGGCGGCACGAACACCCTGACCTTCGAGTACAAGAGCTGGGGCAACGCCTCCGCCAGCAACCCGCGGGCCGTGGCCCACATGAGCCAGATGGTGCTCACCGTGACCTACGAGCAGCCGGACCCGGAGCCCCCGGTGGACCCGGACCCGCCTGCCGGCACGAAGGAGTCCGAGGGCCTGATCACCCTCCACGACGGCGGGGAGCGCAGCTTCGGCGCCAGCCTCGGCATGGCCGTGCTGACCCCCACCAAGTGCACCATCTCCGAGACCGCCGGCGGGGACTACTCCCTGAGCCTGGAGCACCCACTCACCCCGGACAACCGCTGGCAGCTGATCCAGCCCTGGATGCTGGTGCGCGCCCCGGTGCCCATGAGCGACACCCCGGCGATTGATTCGAGCGGCGGCATCGTGCTGGGCTACGAGATCTGGGTGGTGAAGGTGGCCAGCGCGGGCCTGTACGACTCCAACGTCTACGTCCGCTACCCGGCCTGGGAGCCTGGCAAGACCTACGCCGTGGGCGCCTATGTGCGCTACAGCGGCCGGAACTGGCGCTGCAAGGTGCCCAACGACTACACCACCTGGGTGCAGGGCTGCTGGCAGAACCTCGGCTCCGGCGACCCCCAGAGCAAGCTCAGCCTCTCGCAGGGCACGCGGCTGTATGTGAGCATCGCGGGCTCCGAGTGGCTGACCGTGAAGCTGTCCACCGGCGAGACGGGCTACTGCAAGCGCGCCGAGTGCGAATACGTCCGGGAGGCCACCCAGGAGGACATCGACGCCCTGAAGACCTCGGCGAGAAACATTCGCGCGCAGGTCTTCCGGCTGACCGAGGTCACCGTGACGCCCTCGGGGCTCACCGCCTCCGGCCAGCACGTCAGCTATGACTACAGCGCGCAGGTGATGGCCGGGCTCACCGTGGTGGGCTCCGACCTGCCCAACGCCGTGCTGGACCTGCGGGCGAACATCCTCGGCGCCACGGACAAGCCGGCAATCTACACCCAGGACACGTCCGTGCCCATCAATACCAGCTGGTCCGCCGGGTCCTCCCCCGTGGAGGCGATCCTGAGCCCGGACACCGGCCTGGTCACCCAGGCGAAGGCGCGGCTCATCCGCGACAACTGGGACTTCTTCCTGCTGCAGAACAACGGCGACGACCGGGGCTTCCGCATCGTCTACGGCATCAACATGACCGGCGTCACCTGGAAGCGGGATTTCTCTACTGTGGTCACCCGGGTGATCCCCGTGGGCGCCAACAGCGACGGCAGCGTGCTCTACCTGGACACCTCCGGCGGCGGCAACATCTGGGTGGAGAGCCCACTGGCGGGCAACTATCCCATGGTTGCGTGGAAGTACCTGTCCACCGGCGTGAAGGTGGGCGAGGATGACCCGGACGGCAACCCATACACCGAGGAGACCGCCCGGGCCGAGATGCTCCGGCAGGCGGAGGCGTGCTTCTCCGACAGCCACGAGGACGAGCCCCAGGTGGAGCTGGAGGTCACCTTCGTGCAGCTGGGGAAGTCCTCGGCCTATGCCCAGTACAAGGCCCTGGAGCGGGTCAGCCTGTACGACTGGGTGCGGGTGGATCACCCGGATCTGGGGCTCACCACCCGGGCGCAGGTGAAGTCCTACGAGTGGGACGCGCTGCGGATGCGCTTCAACCGGGTCACCCTGGGGGACGTCTTCCGCATCGACACCGGCGCCCTGGCCGGCTGGCAGATCGCCGACGGCTCCATCACACCGAGAAAGCTCAGCGACGCGGCGCGCGCCGGTCTGAGCACTTAAGGAGGAGGTTAACATGGCAGAGTTCCTCACCGAGTTCATCACCGACCTGGCCAGTCCGCCCCAGCTGCGGACCGCGCCGCACCAGTTCGCCATGGGCGACAACAACGCCTACACCTTCACGGCGCTGGTGGCCAACACCGCCGAGCCCGAGGCCGCCCTGCTGGCGGGCACCGTCAGCGGCACGGCCCTGCGCCCCGACGGCACCACCGTCGCCCTGGAGGGCGTGAAGGGCGCCGCTGTGCGGCAGGTCACCCTCAGCGGCCAGACCCTGAACGCAACCCCCTGCTCCGTGACGCTTCCCCAGGCGTGCTTCGCCTACCCCGGCCGGGTGCTGATCTCCATCAAGCTGGTGGATGGCACCACCGCCACCACGGTGCTGGCGCTCTCCGGGACGGTGATCCGCACCGAGACGGACGCGGCGGTGGACCCGGGGGAGGTGATCCCGGATCTGGCGGCGATCCAGGCCGCGGCGTCAGAAGCGGTGGAAGCGGCGGAAGACGCCACATCCGCCGCGGCGGATGCAAGGGCGGCGGCGTCAAGCGCCGTGAGATACGACACCGCCCAGAGCCTGACGGACGCGCAGAAAAACACGGCGATGGGTAACATCGGGGCGGCGAGTGAGGCAGACAAGACCGCAATCCTTGACGGTAGCGGGCATGTTGACTGGGGCTGGGTTCCCGGAGAGCAGACTGCAACCGTGGCTGGCGTGACCGTGACCCGGAATGGGAACAGGATCAAGCTGAACGGCGTGTCTACCGCGAACTTCTTCGTCCGCATGGTAGGCAATCTGCTGGCGCAGACATCCAGCCAGACCGCCGCACAGGTGATCGCCGGATGTCCTACCATCGCGGGGCATGAGTACCAGTACCAGATGAGGCTGTTGAGCGGTTCGGCGGCACTTAACACGGCGCATTCTAGTGCGTTCCCGCTGGCTCCCACCCCGTACAAGGCCGGGTCGACCAGCGCTTTCACAAACCACTACGCTCAGTGCATCGAGGATGAAGGCTGGGGTCTGCGTGATTTCACCAGCGATGACGGCGCTGACTTGTCCGCATGGCTGTGGTGTGCGACCGGGACTACCTTTACCAACGCGGAGTACGAGCTAACCCTGTTGGATGTCACAGCGGCAGAACAGACCGACCATGCCACCACAATGGCGAGAGCCGCTCTTGCGACAAAACCGGGAGCGATCCCAGTTGAGGCATACGGCAAGCCGGGGTCAGTCATGACGAACAACAAGGTTCGGGTTTCCAAGGGCTGGGGTAACCGGGTTCGCGTGGACGCGATCGGCAACACAAGCACATATGCGATGGTGTCCATTCAAAACGGTGTGAATTTCCTGAACAATTGGAATACAAGCAACGACATGGTGGAATTGGATCTCGAGCCGTTCCATACCTACAAATTGACGGCACGGTACATCTCCGGCACGGTGACACAGGTTGGCACCTCTGACTCCGCATTGGTCTTTATGCGGAAGAAAGAAAGCGACTCTGCCCCTGTCGCGCCGAGTTTTACCAACAACATGATTGCCGACATCAACAACAGCATCACCGAATGGCACGTCATCTGGACGCCCGATGAGCCGACCAAGATCGGCTTCGGCTTCTACTTCCGTGCCCTGACTGCTGACGCGCTGATCATCGAGTTTCTTTGCGAGGATGTCACCGATAGCAACGACATCGCCCCGGCAGACAAGTCCACCGCCGCCAGTACCCACACCGCCGGGTCTTTGCTGACCGTAAACGGCACGCTCTACAAGGCCACACAGGCCATTGCGCCCGGAACTGTCATCACCCCCGGCACCAACGTGACGCCCACCACCGTGGCGGAACAGCTTGCCGCCCTTGAAGCCCGGATTGCAGCCCTTGAGGGCTGACAGAAAGGAGAATGCCCATGTTCTACTATGCACAGCGCAAGTCCGTGAAGAACGGCACCGCCCAGCCCACCGTCTACAAGACCGGCACGCGGCCAGAGATGGAACGGCAGTACCACCTGTTCTGCGCGTCTGCCGCTACCAACACGGACGGCTTCGAGGTGGACGCGGTGGAGTGGGGCACCATCGAGCAGGGCCCGGTGGAGCGCAAGACCTGGACGAACGAACCCGCAGAGACTCCGGCGGAATAAGAGAGGAGGCGGCGGCATGGCGGTACTGGCTGTTGTCCTGATCCTGTCCCTGTCTGCCGCCCTTATCTTTGCCGGGGCGGTGAAGATCAACCGCAGGGCAGAGCGCTGGGAGCGGTATGAGAAGTGGATGCACCCGCCCGACGACAACGGCGACGGGGTGAGCGTGCTGGAGGGGAAAGACAATGCAGACTCTTGAACAGGTCCAGACCGTCCTGGACGGCCTGAAGAACGCGGGAGCGCCGGCGCCGGAAATCATCCGGCAGCTGGCGCCCCTGTGCCTGGGCTGGCCCTACGTGTTCGGCGCCTGGGGGGAGGAATGCACCCCGGCCGCCCGCCGGCGCCGGGTCCGGGATGACAACCCCACGATCCTCTCGAGCTGTCTCGCCCTGAAGGGCGGCAGCTGCTCCTCCTGCAAGTGGGGCGGCGGCGTGCGGATGTTCGACTGCCGGGGCTTTACCCGCTGGCTCCTGCAGCAGGCCGGGCTGGACATCGCCGGCAGCGGCGCCACCTCCCAGTGGGACACCGCGTCCAACTGGACCCAGCGCGGGGAGATCGCCCAGATGCCCGACGTGGTCTGCGTGCTCTTCCGCCGCAAGTCCGGCCGCATGGAGCACACCGGCATGCACCTGGGCTCCGGGCGGGTGATCCACTGCTCCCGCAACGTGGAGGAGGGCACGCTAAAGAGCGGCGGCTGGACGCACTACGCGATCCCCCGCGGGCTGTACAGCCCCGAGGAGATCCCCGTCAGCCCCATGCACCGCACCCTCCGCAAGGGCAGCCAGGGCGACGATGTACGCACCCTGCAGACCTTCCTTGTGGCCTGGGGCTTCGAGCCCGGCACCCCGGACGGCGTCTTCGGGAAGAAGACCGACGCCGCACTGAGGGCCTTCCAAAAGGCGCAGGGGCTCACCGTGGACGGGGTCTGCGGCCCGGCCACCTGGACCGCCCTCAGCCAGCCCGTGGAGACCTACACCATCCGCGTCGAGGGCGCCACCTATCAGCAGTATCGGCGCATCCTGGACGTCTGCCCGCTGGCAGAGGCCACAAAGGAGGTGACGGACCATGATTGAGCCGTGGATCCCGGCCATCTCCGCCCTGGGCACCGGGCTGCTGTCGCTGTTCGGCGTGTACCTCGCCAACCGGAAGAGCGCCCACCTGGTGATCTACCGCCTCGAGCAGCTGGAGCACAAGGTGGACAAGCACAACGGCCTGGTGGAGCGCATGACCGCCGTGGAGGTCAAGATCAAGGACATGGGAGAACAGATTTCAGACTTGAAGAAGAAGGTGAGCGCATGAAAAAGAGAGACTGGGGCAAGTGGTTCGCCGCTGCCGGCATCCGCGCCCTGAAGACCATCGCCCAGACCGCCGTGGCCACCATCGGCACCTCCGCGGTGCTGTCGGAGGTTAACTGGATCATGGTGGGGTCTGCCAGCCTGCTGGCGGGGATTTTGAGCCTGCTGACCAGCGTGGCCGGGCTGCCGGAAGTGCCGGATGAGACGGTGGAGTAACTATTCCCAACACGTTCCCAACACCGACACCAGAAGCGCGCACGGTTGAGCGGTTTGTGGCTCCCCTGCTAAGGGAGTAGTGGCTTTACCGCCAGCCCGGGTTCAAATCCCGGCTTCTCCGCCAAAAACCCCGCAGATACTGGATCTGCGGGGCTCTTTTTTTGTCTGTTTTTGGGGCTTCTCTGGCGCGGAATTGTGCGCTATTGTCCGCTACTCCCAACACGGTTCCCAACACAGGCAGAGGGCGGGATGGATTATTCCCAACAGCCTGTTCCCAACGTTCAGACGAGGCGCTTGAGGGCGCTGGCGGCCTCCTGGACATCGGCGGCCTGCGGGTGGGCGTAGCGGTCCAGCATCTTTGTGGTGGACCATCGCATGTACTTGCGCACGGTCTGCGGGGCGATGCCCTCGGTAATGGCCAGGGCGGTGGCGGTGGTGTGGCGGCAGGAGTAGGGCGTCAGGCGGCGGCATCCGGCGGCCTCCAGGGCGGCGTAGTAATCGGCATAGAACACGTCCGTGTTGTGGCACCAGATGTAGCCGCTGGCCTGGGCGCGGTCGATCAGATCGCCCACCAGGGGCAGGATGGCCTCCGGGAGGACAATGGGCGCCGAGCGGCGGACGGCGGTCTTCATGCCGACACCGGTGATGGTGTGGGCCTGCAGGTCTATGTGCTCCACGCGCAGGGCCTGCGCCTCGCCGGGCATCATGCCGGTGTAGATCATCAGCAGCGGGATGGCCGCCCGGATGTCGCCGGACTCATACAGCCGCCAGAGCGCCGTCTGCTCCTCCACCGTGAAGGGCTGGCGCTCCTTCTCCTGCAGCTGCGGCAGGGTGATGAACGAGGGCGTGTCCTTGTCTGCGTAGCGGTCGGCGGCGGCCAGGTTGAAGAGGATCGTCAGGACGGTCTTGCAGTCCTTGGCGGTGTAGTAGGTGGGCGCGGCCTCGGCCACCGTGTCCCGGAGGATGGAGGCGGTGAGCGTGTCAATCCGGGCGTCGTGGATCCGGGACAGCTTGCCCCAGGCGATGCGGTAGGCGGTCTGCTTGGACTTCGACAGCTGCTGGTACTCCGCGCGGGTGTAGGCGTCCCAGTACCAGGAGAGCCGCGGGGCCTGCTGCGGACGCTCTATCCCGCCGGACAGCAGGAGCGGACAGGCGGCCAGGGCCTCCGCCTTGGTGCGGTAGCCGCCCTTGGTGCGCTTGATGGAGATGGGCTTCTTGGCCGGATCATCCGGCAGGCGGTAGCCCACCACCACCTGGGCGCTCCAGGTGCGGCCCCGGCGGAAGGCGGTTCCCTGGCCGTTGCCGCGCTTCTTCGGCGCGCCGCCGGCAGCGGTGAGGCGCCGCCCGCAGTAGCAGCAGAGCACGGCGTCGTCCGGGATCTCGCGGTTGCACTTCGGGCAAATCATTTTGCATCCGCTTCTTTCTTCTTCCGGGCCTTCATGCGGGGATAGGTGGCGAGCACGAACTTCGCCAGGGCTTCGGCATCACTCAGCGCGCGGTGGGCCTGATCATTCTCTATGCCGGCAGCCTTCAGGAGCGTGCTCTGCTTCTTGTTCGCGGCCTCCGGCCAGTACCGCGCCAGGTTCATCGTGTCAAAGAAGGCGGCCGGCGTGGCGAGATCAAGCCGAAGGCAGGCCTGCATGATGAAGTTGCCGTCGAATGTCGCGTTGTGCGCCACAACGACATCATCGCCCAGGAAGTCCAGGAAGGCCGGGAGGACTTCGCAGAGCCAGGGCTGGCCGTCCACCATCTCCTGTGTGATGCCGTTGACGGCGGTCGCCTCCGCCGGCATGGGCCGGAGCGGGTCCACCATGGTGTGGTATGTCTCGGTGACCTGGCTGTTCTTCACCCGGACGGCACCGATCTCCACGATGGCGTCGTCGCCATAGTCCAGGCCGGTGGTCTCCAGGTCAACGACCACAAAGCAGTCGGGCACAACCTTCTTGAACTCGGTGATGGTGAGCGTCTTCACGCTGACCTGGTCCCGGTGCGGCACCTTGAACCTCATCGCGGTGGGAGTGCTGAGGGCGGCGTCGATCCGCACCTGGTCCCTCGCTGCCTGTTCTTCCTCTGCGCGCTTTCTGGCGGCGTCTTCCCGGGCACGGCGCTGCGCCTCCTCTTCCCTCTTCCGCTTCTCCACTTCAAGCCTGTGACGGCGTTCCTGTTCCGCCTGGGCTTGGGCGGCAGCCTGCGCAGCTGCTGCCCGACGGCGCCTGATGGCCGGCACAACCACCGCCGCGACGACGATCGCGGCGATGATAATGACGACAATCAGATGACCGGTAAGGAACGACTTGATCAGATTCATGGTGGTTCCCTCCTTTATCCTTCGATGTCCAGGGCGTTCAGCACGGTGCGGCGGTCTTTCGGGCTGGCAGATCTGAAGGCATCCACGACGCGGCGCTCCAGATCTGTCAGATCATCGGACGGGCCGCGGTCGTATCCATACTGGTCGAATCCGCTGTCATCGTAGCCGCCGATCACCGGGGAGTCCCACATCATGGCGACCCTTGCGTCCATTTGCAGGGCCCTGGTGATCTTCTGCAGCACGTCCAGCGGCAGCTTCCCGGTGTAGCCGGTCAAGTGGCGCTGGATGGTGGACTTCGGTATGCCTGTCATGCGAGCAAGGTCGGCATAAGATAGGCCTTTCCGCTCCTTTTCTTCGTTCAGGCGCCTCACAACGTCGTTCATGGTATCATCCTCCTTGAGGCCATTATAATGGAAGCATCCCAAAATAGCAACACAAAATCACAAAAAAATTTGATTTTGTCCCAAATATGGGTTGACACAGGTGGTGTACCTGTGGTACACTCTGTCCCAGAAACAGGACGCAAGGAGGTGAGAACATGGTCAACGCAAACCTGCTCCGGGGGAAGATGGTCAGTGCAGGGTACACACAGAAGGAGCTGGCGGGGGCGCTCGGAATGTCCGAAAACACGCTCTCTGCCAAGATCAACGGGTCGAGTTCCTTCACGTTGAAGGAGGTCTACGCCATCTGCAGCCTGCTGAACATCAGCGACTTCCGGGAGAAATGCGAAATTTTTTTGCCTGAATCGTCCCACTAATGGGACGGAAGAAAGGACGGACACCACATGGCAAAGGCAAAGCTCACCTGGGAGTGGGCGGACAACGGACAGGACATCATCATTCACAAGGCCAAGGGGCGGCTCACCCTGGACGAGGTGTATGCCTACCTGCAGACCCGTGAGATGCGCGACTGTTTCGAGGGCGCGCTGCTGCTGTGGCAGTTCCGCAGCCTGGAGCGGGACGAGAGCATTGACATCTTCGAGGGCGAAAGCGAGGGCGACAGCGTGCTCCTGAACGTGATCAACGACGGCAGCACCTGCCCGATCTGTGGGCGGAATGAGCTCTTCCCCCAGTACTGCCCGGATTGCGGCGCGCCCATCAAACAGCCGAAGGAGGCGAGAGCGTGACCATCGACGAGATCGTCCGGTCCACCAAGGAGATGCTCACCCCCGCGGACGTCGCGGAAGTTCTTGGCGCTGATCCGTACGGCATCAACCGCATGGCCCGGGAGAACCCCAGCGCCCTGGGCTTCGCGGTGCTGGTGATCGGAAACAGGGTGAAGATCCCGCGCAGGGCCTTCCTCTACTGGCTGCTGTACGGCAACGCGCCGATCACTCCAGAGCTGGCGGTCTATGCCGGCATCGAGGAGCGGGAGGAGGTGAGACAGCAGACATGACCAACGTTGACAAGGCCACGGCCGACTTCCTGGCCAGTAAGTCCGGCCAGCTGGGCGCCCTGGTGACCGTGATCGCCACCCAGATCGACGACCTCGGCAGCGGGACCCCGCAGGCCCGGGAGGACCTGACGGACCTGATCTATCTGGCCGAGGGCCTGGCCCGGACCGTGCGCAAGTACGCGGACGAGCTGGCGGCATCCCTGGCAAAGCAAAACCCCGGCGGCTGAGGCCAACAGCGCACCGGGGGAAAGGACATCGGACACCACTCCGACGCCCACATTGTAGCACACAGCGCGACCAAAGTAAAGGAGATTCGACACCATGAGCGAGACAACGAAGCACGACCTGCAGTGGATCGGCACGGGCATCCTGGTCGCCCTGATGTGGACCATCCCCGGCTGGCTGATCCTGCTGGGGCTGGCGTGAACCAACGACAAGACACGACAGGACACCGTAAAAAACCGACAAGAACGAACGAAAGGACGGACAAGAACATGGTACGCAATGCGAACGACCTGCGCGCGATGGCCCAGATCGGCACCGACGCCGCGATCCAGTACGTGGAGGCGAACGGCTACGAGGCCCGGGTGATGCGCTGGAAGCTGAGGATCGACACCCCCGTGGACGTGGACGAGCGCACCGCCCAGACCACCGCCATCATGTACATCTGGAACGCCATGAGCGGCTACGACCTGGGCAAGTTGTGCCGGGAGTGGCTGGCCTACGGCTATGAGCTGGGCGCCGCATCGGTGCTGGAGGCCTGCACGGACGAGGCCGGCCAAAAGCCCGCGCCCAGCGTGATGGGATCGGAGGTGTAACGCATGGCAGCCACATTCCGCGACATCGACGAAGCCATCCTCCACCTCACCGACCCCGAGACCGGCGAGATCCTGGACGTGGAGGCCTTCGAGGCCCTGCAGATGGAGCGCACCCGCAAGGCCGAGTCCATGGCCCTCTGGGCCCTCGACCTGGACGACGAGGTGCAGGCCATCGACTGCGAGCTGACCCGCCTGATGGCCCGCAAGAAGGCCGCGCAGAACCGGGCCAAGAGCCTGCGGCACTATCTCGGCATCATCCTGGACGGGCAGAAGCTGAAAACCCCGCTGGTCTCTATCAGCTACCGCCGCATGCCGGCGGTAGAGATCGAGGACGAGCGCCGGCTGGTGGAGTGGGCGCAGCGCTCCACGGACTACGGCGACACGGCGCTGCGCTACCGCGAGCCGGAGATCAGTAAGGCGGGCGTGCGCCAGCTGATCGAGGAAGGCGTGGCCGTCCCCGGCGCGCAGATCGTGACGCACGTGTCGACCATCATCAAGTGACGACTCTGAACTGCCGCGGGTGCCGCCAACGCCCGCGTGATCCCCGGACGGCCAGCGCCCAGCAGTGGGGGAACTGCCCTTACCAGCGCCGCCGGGCTCGGTGCCCCGGGTCAGACATCGCCCGAGGTCTCCGCGAAGCCTGGCCGCTGCGCCCGTCCATTTCTGTGAGATAGCTTATTAAGGAGGACACCACATGGCCATCCCCATTCTGATCCTCGGCGAGTCCGGCACCGGCAAGTCCGCCAGCCTGCGGAACTTCCGCCCCGGCGAGGTCGCCCTGATCAACGTCGCCGGCAAGCCGCTGCCCTTCCGCAACAGCCTGCCGAGCCTCACCACCGACAGCTACACCCAGATCGCCGATGCCCTGCGCCGGATGCAGACCCCCGTGGCCGTGATCGACGACGCGCAGTACCTGATGGCCAACGCTTACATGCGCCGCAGCACGGAGGTCGGCTACCAGAAATTCACCGACATCGCCCGGGATTACTGGCACCTGGTGGCGAAAGTCATCCCCCGCGCGGTGCCGGATGACCGCACCGTGTACATCCTCAGCCACGTGGAGACCACCGACCAGGGCCGGGAGAAGGCCAAGACCATCGGCCGCCTCCTGGATGACAAGATCACCGTGGAGGGCCTCTTCTCCATCGTGCTGAAGACCGCGGTGAAGGACGGCGCCTTCTACTTCACCACCGTCAACAGCGGGAAGGACACCGTCAAGGCGCCCATGGGCCTCTTCTCCGCCCCGCTGATCGACAATGACCTGCGCGCCGTGGACGTGGCCATCCGCGAATACTACGGCCTTCCCCAGCTGGAGGGCTTCCAGCCGAAACAGCCAGACCCCGCCGCGGCCACGCCGCGGGTGACCGTCAAGAAAGGAGTAACCGTCAATGATTAACTTCCCGAACAAAGGCAACTTCAAGCCCGCCGAGGGCTCCCAGGGCTCCGGCTTCGAGCCCCTGCCCGCCGGCGCGTATGTCGGCAAGATCTACGGCGCACGGACCGAGGACAGCCCCAACGGCCAGCGCCTGGCCATCCAGGTGGACGTGGAGGAGGGCGAGTTCGCCGGATACTTCCACCGCCGCTATGCCGCCGACCAGGGCGGCCGCTTCGCCGCCAAATACCGCGGCGTGACCCGCCTGAACATCCCGGACGCCTCCACCCCTGCCGACCGCGCGCAGTGGCAGACCCGCGCCTTTGAGGCCCTCGCCTGGGCCCTGGAGCAGTCCAACGACGGCTACCACTGGGACTGGGACGAGAGCAAGCTGACGGGCCTGGCCGTGGGCTTCACCGTCCGGGAGAAGGATTACTACATCCCGGACAGCGGCAACAGCGGCACCACCACCGAGATCTGCGCCTTCTGGCCCGTGGGCAAGGTGCGCGCCGGCGAGGTGCGGACGCCCCGGAAGCGGGAGCTCAGCGCCGCGGACAAGGCCCGGATGGAGCAGGCCCAGGCGGACGCCGCTGCCGGCTACACCCAGGTGCCCCAGGAGCAGGTCGAGCTCCCCTTCTGACGGGAGGGCGCGGACATGATCCTGGAGGACACCCGCCAGCAGGCGGGCAAGCATAACAACGTGGAGCGCTATCTGGCCCAGACCGGGATCCCCTGGGCCAGACAAGCCCTCTATGTGGGGGACTACATCCTCGCCCACGACGGCCGCCGGGCAGTGGACACCAAGCGAAACGTGCTGGAGCTGATCCACGACATCGCCAGCAGCGACCACGAACGCTTCGCCCGGGAGTGCGAGCGCGCCCGGGACGCGGGCATCCGGCTCCTGATCCTCACCGAGGAGCAGCTGCCGCCCGCGGGGCTGAACGCCTGGGAGAGCCCCCGCAACAAGCAGGGCAAGGCCCTGACCATGATGAAGCCCGAAACGCTCAGACGGGCAATGATCACCATGTCGGCCAAGTACGGCGTGCAGTTCCGATTCTGCGACGCTCGCTCGACCGGCCGCCTGGTGGTGGAATACCTCACCCTGGGCACCGTGGAGGGGGTGGCAATATGAACATCAGAGACGCCGCGGACAGCTTGAAGGCAACCCTCACCGCCGAGGACGTGGTGCAGATGTACGGATACACCCCGCGGCATGGCGTGATCGTCTGCCCGTTTCACGGCGACCGGGACGCCAGCCTCCACCTCTATCCCGCGGACCGCGGCTGGTGCTGCTTCGGCTGCCACGCCGGCGGCACGGTGATCGACTGGGTGATGCGCATGGAGGACGTCGGCTTCGCCGAGGCGGTGCGGATCCTGGACGCCCGTGCCGGCACCGGCCTGCTGGACCGGGTCGACCTGGACGAAGGCCGCCACCGCCAGCGCCGGGCGAAGCTGGACGCCGTGAAGAAATCGCTCCTGCAGGCATGGGATACCGTGCAGCACTACGCGGAGCAGGAGATCACCGTGCTCACCAGGGCCTCCCAGGAGTACGCCTCCATCCCCGGCGAGCTGCTGTCCGGCCGTGACTACATGACATGGGGCAGCATCAACGAGCGGATGGAGGAGCTGGAGGACCTGATCCGGGAAGCCTATCACAACCGGGAGGAGGTAAGAACTTGGCGACCGACACCACAACCGGCAACACAACCGGCAACACAACCGACCGGGCAGGAGACGAGACCCTCGTCCCCGGCCAGACCGTCTACACCGTCCCCGGCGCTCAGCCGGATGAGGGACAAGATCACAGCCGCACAGAACAGGCTCGCAGCACGTGGATAAACGACGGCGCCGTGAAGCGCCGGGCCCTGCTGACCGTCAACGAGCTGGCCGTGGACATGGTGGCCACCGCGCACCTGGACGAGATCATCCGCTTCAACGTGATGCGGCGCAGGCCCGAACGCCTGGAGGGCGGGCAGTGGCGGGAGTGGACCGACACCGACGACAAGCTGCTCTATGCGGCCTACCAGGAGCAGGGCGTCAAGAGCCGCCAGAACGTGCTCGACGCCTTCTCGATCTTCCTGTACGAGCACCAGGTCAACCCGCTGAAGGACCTGGTGGACGCCATCGAGTGGGACGGCGTGAACCGCTGCAGCACCTTCCTCTCGGAGGTCATGGGCGCAGCTGACGATGACTACACCCGGGAGTGCTCCCGGCTGCTCTTCGCCGGCGGCATCCAGCGCCTGTATAACCCCGGCTGTAAGGTGGACAGCACCATTGTACTGATCGGCCAGCAGGGCGGCGGCAAAAGCACCATCACCCAGTGGCTGGCCATGGACGACACCTACTTCCGGGAGCTGAACACCATCGACGGCCGGGAGGGCGTGGAGATCCTCCAGGGCTGCTGGATCTGCGAGATCTCCGAGATGCTGGCCACGACCAAGGCGCGCGAGGTGGAGGCCGTGAAGGGCTACCTCACCCGCCAGGTGGACAGCTACCGCGAGCCCTACAGCCGCCGGGTGACGGACATCCCGCGCCGCTGCCTCTTCGTGGGCACCGGCAACAATCCGCAGTTCCTGACCGACAAGACCGGCAACCGGCGCTTCTTCCCCGTCACCACCACCGTCACCGGCGCGGCCCTCTGGGAGCTGGAGATCGAGGTCAAGGCCTACATCGCCCAGTGCTGGGCCGAAGCCCGGGAGAAGCGCACCACCGACGAGATGAAGCCCGTCCCCCGGCCCGAGCTCCTGGGCGTGATCCGGGAGAAGCAGGCCGCCGCCGTGGAGGATGACTGGCGCGCGGGAAAGATCCAGGCGTACCTGGACGACAAAAAGCCCGGGGAGATGGTCTGCATCATCGAGCTGTGGGAGAACGCCCTGGGCTATGACATGCACGTCAAGCCCACGAAAAAGGATTCCACCGAGATCGGCCAGATCCTGCGGTCCTTCCCTGAGTGGACAAGCACCGGCAAGGCCTACCGATTCGCCGTGTACGGACCGCAAAAGGCTTTTGTGAAGGTCGCCGAGCGGCTCACATTCCCGCCGGCAGAAATGCCCTTCGGAAAGAAGCCCGCCGCCCAGAACCCTGAAAACCCGCCTCCGTTTCTGCTCTGAGCCGCCTGATGGTTGCGGCGGTAACAGATCGTTACACGGCTCGTTACAGCCTGCCGCCTTGCTCTACTCCCTATTGTAACCCTTGTAACCTGAAAGGGAGTAAAAGAGTAGAATAAAAAATAAGTATATAGGAAATAGGGTTTTCATCGTTACTTTGGTCACATCGTTACAAGAAAGGACTGACACCACATGATCAAAACACCCGGCAGGGAGGCCGCCCTCCGCGGACTCCTTAACCTGATCGAAAAGTACGAAACCCCGCCCACCCGGGACGCCTCCACAGACGATGGCGCCGCCTTCTGGCAGGCCTGGGGTGCTGACCTCAACCGCCTGGCCGACAGCTGCCGGAAGGATCCGCTGATGCTCTACCTTCTGAGCGCCTACACCGATTACATGATCGACGCCGGCCGCGCCCTGGCTGTGCACGGCCGTGGCCTGCAGTGGGATGGGCGCACCACTGACGTGCTGATCCGGCTGCGGGGCAATGAGGTGCCCAAGGTGGAGCAGTACACCGAGCTCCTGGACATCGGCGCGAAGGCGGACGCGATCCGTGCCGGCAAGGCCAGCGGCGCGGCGGTGACCGCCACAGCGAGGGGGTGGATCGGATGAGCAAGGGACCCTATAAGCAGCAGCTCGCCGGCCAGCCGCTAAAGGGCGGCGCCTCCCGGAAGTGCCCGCAGTGCGGCAAAGAGTTTTTCCCCACTGCACACTGGGCCTACCGCAACAATAAGACCGTCTGGTGCTCCTGGAAGTGCCTGCGGGAGAACGAGACCGGCATCCCGCCGCACAAGGAGACGCAGGAACCCGCGCGGCCCCTGACCGAGGAGCAGATGGCGCGCTTGGCCGAGGTGGACGCCCACGAGAAGCGGATGGCCGAGACCATCAGCATCCCGCCGAGCCTGGAGAAGCGCGCCGAGGCTGAGAAGAAGCGCCGGGAGAGCCGGGCAAAGAAGGAAGGGCAGGCGAAGGAAGGCACCGAGGGCGCCCGGCCGGACCTGCCCTGGCACTTTCGAAATGAGCGCACAGAGCGTATGGCACGAGACGCCTATGAGGCGATCCAGGCGGGGCCCGAAGCGGTGAAGGCCCTGGCGGAGGCGAGGGGCTCCACCGTGCAGACCCTCTACAGCGTGGCCGCCCGCTACCGCAAGGCCTACGGCCTGCCCACGCTGCCCGTGGCTGAACGTCAGCGCCGCTGCGGGCAGGGGAACAAGGATCACAACCGCTCCGGGGAGATCACCGCGCGGCTGGCTGCCGTCATGGGCCGCTGCCGCCGGCTGCTGGACGAGATCAGGGAGGAGGCGGGGGTCAGTGCTTAAGGCCAAGGTCAAGCGCCTGCCCCAGGAGATCGAACGCTTCAACGATCCGGTGTCCGGCAAGGAGTACGCGGCCATGCAGGGCCTCTTCGCGGTCCTGAGCACCTACCAGGTCACCGAGCCCGTGCTGGAGAAGCGCCTGCGGAAGCTCCGCGGCGGGGTCTGGCGGGACTTCCGGATGATCCAGAGCAAAATGGACCGGGTGATCCGCGCCCTGCTCACCACCGTGCCGGTGAACAAACTGCAGCAGATCCAGCGGAACTTCTCAGCGACCAAGGTCTACGTCAAGACCGAGGCGCCGGGCATCCCGACGATGGACTCCACCAGCTGGGTGTACGTGCCGGCGCCGTCCCTGGATTACATACTGAACATCGTGATCGAGAACAACTGCCTGCTCTGCGACAAGACCGAGATCGAGGGCCGGCACTGCCCGCACCGCAAGGCGCTGGAGGACTGCCTGCCGCACCAGGTGGACGTGGCCCGGGGGTCTGAGCGGTGCAAGTTCTCCGACCTGAGCCTCGGCCTGGACGAGATCAAGGGGGTGATGTGATGAAGTTTCACAGACCGCTGCTGATCATGCGGGTGGACACGCTGCCGGCGGTATGGTACGCGGGCACCGATGCGGCAGGCGAGCCCCAGATCACCCGCAGCTGGGACTATGCGCTGCGGATACAGGAGATGGACAGCGCGCGGGAGACCGTCCGGTGGCTGCGGGAGACCGTGGGCGGGGTGTGGTCGATTGTGAGCGACCGGGTGCTGATGTGAGGAGGGACGAACAATGTGGATTAACTGCGAAGAACGGCAGCCGGAGCGCTGGGGCGAGTACCGCGTCCTCCGGCGGGGCATGGGGCATCGCCCGCCCTATGAGGACCGCTGCAAGTGGTCTCCGCCGGTGAACGCCTCGCCGGGCTACTGGATCAACAGCAAGTCAACGATCATCTCCACGGTGATCGCGTGGTGGGAGGAGGTGCCCCAGAATGATTGACAACGAAGAGCGCAAGATCGTGGAGGAGGAGATCGCGCGGCTTGAGCGCCTGTGGCAGGATGCCCAGGAGCGCTATGGCATCACAGGTAGCCGGACAACGGAGCGCACCATGCACCGCTACGACACGCTGATCCGGGCGCTTAAGCGATCGCTGAACGACATGGTGAAGGAGGTGAGCGGGGCGTGGCTGATCGGAAAAAAGTGCTGACCCAGCTTGCAGAGATCGGCATTGGTCTGGACATGGCTGGGTATCACGACGATGCCCAGTGCGTCCGGGATGCTCTCGCCATGCTGAGAGAACCCGCGCGCGGCTGGATAAGTGTGAAGGACAGACTGCCGGAGAACAGATCGATGTGTCTGACCTACAGCCCGAAAGGGAAGATGAGAGTGGCACAAGCATTTCTCCCGAATCCAGATGATCATCCGAATGATTGCTGGTGGAGCGTACATGGTCAAGGTGCGCATTACGTTGCGGTCACCCATTGGATGCCATTGCCCGAACCGCCGGAGGAGGTGAGCGAGGATGCCTGACCTTGGGATGGAGCATGACTGCAATGGGTGCAGATTCTACGACCCGATGGACGGTGTGTGCGCGTTGACCGGGGAAAACCATTACGGCTGTGACGGCGATGACTGCGAGGACTGGGAAGAATGGACGCTTGAGGGGGCTGGCTGGGATGACTGACATCATCAGCGCGGGGTTTCTCGGATTCCTGCTTGGGGCGCTCATTATGGCAGTTTGCCTCGCAAAAGACGTTGACCGCACTTGGGACGATGCGTTTAAAGCCGGGGAACAGTATGGAGCGGAGAGCGAAAGAATCCGTCAGGCGCTCGGGGAGAAAGAGCGAGTGGCGTTCAGCAAGCTGGTTGTGGATTATGCGACCGGGGAAGCGCATTGGGAGGTGAGCGGGGATGGGTGAGAGGAAGTACGACACGACTGATCCCATCATCCTGACTGATGGAATGCTGTCCGAGGCACCAAGTGACTCGATTGTACAGTTCGTGACAAAGGCATACGAGACACAGGACGCATTCATCTTCGAGACGATCCGCCCGTTCTGCGAGGACAAGACCCACATGACCATCACGAAGGACGAACTGATCAGGGCGCTGACGCTGCTGAGAGAGCAGGAACCCGTGGAGCCGGACCAAATCCTCACCAACCCCGTCTGCGGCGTGTGCGACGAGCCGTTGGATGTGACGGACAATTACTGCCGACATTGTGGAAGGAAGGTAAAATGGAAGAATGGCTGCTGACCTGGAGAAGGTGATCCGGGGGCTGGAGGTGTGCCTTGATCGAACCGGTGACCCTCATAACTGTAAGCGTTGTCCATATCACTGTTGTGTAACACGCGGTTGTGTCATGTGCGGTCAATGGGAAATGCTTGAAGACGCCCTGGCGCTTCTGCGGGCCGACGAGCGGGAGGAGGATGACGGGAAGTGAGCGACCCCCAGCGCCTCACCCGCTGGCAGTACGCCGAGGTCCGCGCCCTTTGCCGCCAGTACGAGGAGCTGCGCTCCCAAGCCGCTCTCCTCCTCGGCGCGCGCGGCCAGTCCTTCGACCCGCAGCCCCACGGCGACGGCACCCACGGCGACCCGGTGGCCGCGACCGCCGACAAGAGGGAGCACATCCTGCAGACCGTGCACCTCATCGACCGCACGGCCCAGGCGGTGGACGGCGGGCGGTGGTACAAGGCGCTGATCCACAACACCTGCTACGGCGTGCCCTACGACAAGCTGGACCTGTCCACGCTGCCGACCTCGCACAGGTGGGACTTCTTCAAGGCGCGGCGCCTGTTCTACTGGCTGCTCTACCACTGCCGGCACGGGCAGACCATCACCGAGGCCGAGCGCGCCTGGACCGAATGGAACGATTTTTCATAACTCCCGTGGTAAAATGTCTACGATGAGAGAGTGGGCAATCGCTGCCCGCTCTTTCTTTCACTATGAGCACAAGGAGGGCCCGGCATACGGCCAACGCTGGACGGGCGGGACTTCTCCACTCTGGCGGGGGCGCGGGGGCGATTATGTGAAGCATCCACAGTTTGCACAGGCGTTCTACAACTCCACGGCCTGGAAGCACGCCAGGGCGCTGAAGAAGAAGCAGGCCGGCGGGCTCTGTGAACGGTGCCTGGCGCGCGGGCTGATCGTGCCCGGCGTGCACGTGCACCACAAGATCCGGCTGACGCCCGAGAACCTGAACGACCCGAGCGTGACGCTTAACCTGGACAACCTGGAGCTGCTGTGCGAGGCCTGCCATCAGCTGGAGCACCAACGCGAGACGCAGATGCGGACCGATGAGGCCGGACGGGTGATCTGGTAGCCCCCTTGGGTCGGCGGCGAACTCACGCCGGCCGGCAG